TACTATGACGGTTAGAAGTCATTTTGGTCTAAAAGATAAAATAGAAGTGTTTAATTATTTAGTTGATAATTATAAGACCAAATTAAAATATTTGATTTCCACCTTCGTCGAAAATCAAATATTTTAATTTGGTCTTATAATTATCAACTAAATAATTAAACACTTCTATTTTATCTTTTAGACCAAAATGACTTCTAACCGTCATAGTATTTATAAATACGGGTTCTATTCCCAGTATATTAAAAGTTTCAAGATTGACTATGCTAATAAATTGCATTAAAGTTTTCAAAGTTTTAACGTTTTTCAAATACGTTTCTTCGACCACCACATGATTCGGTTTGTGAATTTTTAACAACCCTCTCACATTATTTTTAAACCAGTACAGCTTCTCTGGTATGGTATAGTGATTGGACATTTTAATTAATCCAAACTCTTTCAAAGAACCATTTTCTAATAATGACCATCCAGTGCATACGGAAGAAACGTCAAATGACATTATCTTATCCATGAATAAGTATCTCCCACTCCATCCCACATTCTGGGCATTTATATTCAGTTTCGCTAATTTGATAGGCTGTTGGACTTCCGCATCTTATACAATTGTGTATCAAACCCAAAAGCGGTCCTTCCTCTTCTTCCATCTCTCTATCAATAGCGTCCATAAGTTCTTCTAGCGCTTCATCCAACATTTCATATTCTACAAATCCATCATCCATAAGAATGTTGTTGTTCAATCTGAAAGTGTAATTACATTCAGTACAAACGCAATATTTAATTACCAGCGTTGATCCACATTCAGTACAAAGTATGGGGTCTTCATGTACAATAACAACCGCGTCTTCGCTACAATTAGGACATTCCATATTAAGTCTCCTTTTGAACCATTTCTATTAAATTTCCAATGATTTCCACTTCTTCTTCCTTGAAAATTATTGCCACAGGTGTAAACGCATATCCGTCTTTCAAGTCAGGATACTGATTAGTTGCAAATAAAACCCTCGAAATAGCCGGCATAAACAAAATGTGTCCTTCTTCCTTTTCAGAATACTGAAGTAGATCGAATTCGCCATCTTTTTCCGAAAAAATTTTGTCGTCGATATCCACATACTTACCTCTTCTAGGAAGCGTTATTCTATATGGATTTTCAAATACTTTAAATTTGTAATTTCTTGATGGCAGCAACAACATGGTTGGAGTTCCTACAACATCGTGATTTTCAGGTTCTTTCGGCTTTTTCTTTCTAGGCATTTTAACCCCCTATAATATTTCTTAGCTCTTCGACATCTAAATCCCCAGGATCTTTATAGTCATAAGGAAAAAATATCGGTCTAAGATTAATTTTACCTTTCATATCTTCTACAGCTTTAGCTGTTCCTTTAAAACCAGCTTCGTCGCCATCTAATAATAACACTACGTCAAACGCATGACTATATAACAAGCTCTGTTGTCCAACAGTTATTCTACTTCCCATACAAGCTACTGCATTTTTATAACCTGCCATATTCAATTTCCAAACTGATTTAAAACCTTCCACAACAATCAAGGTTTTGGATACCTGTTTGGCTCTATGCAAATTATACAGAACTTTGTCTTTATCAAATCCTTTGGTTAAAAGATATTTATAATCCTCATCGGCTTTTCCAGTTATATCTCTGCAACTATACGCCTTAAGTTCGCCATTCGCATCTCGTATCGGAATGACTTCTCTTTGAAACCCATATTTATCCACATACCCGCCGCCAATTTCAAATTCGTCAAGCAACTCAGCGGGAAATCCACCATTCTCTTCTTGTTCAAAAAATTTGGATCTAAACTTACAGAAATTTTTTAAGTACTCTTCACTGACAAGGGCGGAAGGAACTTGTCGATTATCCCGCATTTGTTCTATAAATTCTCTTCTTTCTTTTTCTCGCTTATATGTTATATACTCGGATTCATTACGAATGTCTATCCCGCTCAAATTTTCCAAGTATTTGACCGCTTCCTGGAACGACAGATTCAACATGTGTTGAACCAAACTAATTACATCGTACCCTATATCCTCATGGCAACCGTGAGAAAAACAAACCCAATTCTTAGTTTGCTTATTCATCCTAAAAGAAGTTTTATTGTCTCCGCCATGAACTCTACAGGGCGCTCTAACTTCCTTAGGTGTTGTCCTAGAAATCTCAAACCCCAACATAGTCAAAAGCTGTTCGGCATCGATAGCTTCTTTTAATCTATTGAGCTGTTGTCTTTGTTCCTCTTTAAAAATTTTCGATTTCGTCTTCATCATCGGGCTCTGCGCTTGACCCATATTCTATTTCCTCTTGTTCTTGATATTCCCTGCCCTCATAATCAATCAATTGAACTTCAGCTTCATTTATTTGAAGTGTTCGTTTTATAAATTCATATCCAATACCCTCTTTTGGGGTGGTGCCTCCTCTCCTGCTGTTCTTAATAACCAGTTTATAAGTTCCCGCAGGTCTTCCGCCTTGTTCAAGTTCTTCCATTTCCTTTTGCTTAAAGAACATCAACACGTCCGCATACCTCAAAATCCTATCACTATCTGCTATATCATCTTGTCTATTAATCTGGTTCGCACACAAAAAAGGAATGTTCAATTCTCCCGCCAAATCTTTAAGTGCAGTAGTCACATCTCCAAGTAGTTGGTATTCTTTTTTATTTTTAAAATCCGCGCCGGGAGGAGACTTTATGTAATCAAAAATCGCCAAACCAATATTTTCAACGTGTTTATACTTTTTATAAATGGCTGCCAGTTTATCTATACTATACCCAGGCATGTATTCATGAAAAAGTTTTCCACCTTTTATAAGCTTTATAGCTTGTTGAATATTGTAATACTCTTTTTCCGTATAACCGCCATGTCTAACTCTTCGTTCGGGAACACCCGACAACATGGCAACAGCACGACTTCTCCACTGTTCGAATGGCATTTCCGTATCAACTATAAGCACTGGTTGGATCAAATTATAAGCCACGTGCCCACCTATGTTTTGTAAAAGAGTACTTTTACCATCTTTTGGTCTAGCACAAACTACCGTTAATGTTCCTGGCACCAATCCATCTATTCGTTTATCCAATAACCTATATCCTGTACTCAAACCAGAATATTCTACTGGATTATGCTTTCTTTCTTCTATGTACTCATCTATACCATCTGCGAGATTGGTAGCTTCCTTCACCGCTTTTGATCTGATTGACAGATCCATCACGTTTCGAGTAACGGTTCCGAGCATATCGGCGGCAGTAACGTCTTCGTTAGCAGCCTCATTTCCTATCTTCCTCATGTCGTAGTTTAGTCTAATATACAACTGATATTTAGTGCTGCTGTCCATTACTTTGTCTATATAGTAATGAATGTTAGTCTCGGTTAATTCCATACCCACTATGGACATTAAATATTCGTAACCACCTATGTCTTTAAGCACGTGGTTCTGAGTAGCCTCATTGACAATCATGGAAACATCGAACTTGCCGGCGCCTCTTTTTATGAGGGTTCCCATTATGACCCATGTGAGTCGATGCTCGGGTCGCAAAAAATCTTGATCAGAAATTACTAAAGCAATTATGTAATAATTTTCTATCGACTTAAAACACAGCGATAAAAGAGCCCTTTCATACACTGGGCTACAAAACATCTCCTTTATCTGCTCACTCATTACATTCGCCTTTCATCTCTTACGAATTTACGTTCCGTCTCCCTGCGCGTCAATTCTCTTTTGAATGCGTTAATTAATTCAATGTAATACTTCTCCAAATTTTCGGTCATTTTAATTTCGCCTTCAAGCGCTTCTATATCCGCCTGTATCTTTTGCAAGTCGGGATTAGAATCTATCACCTGTTGACGCTTTTCTGCTTTTGTCCCTGTCTTAATACTGGCTCTATTAACAAAAGTATCTATGACTCGGTTCTTTTGAACTAGTTTGACTTTCGTAGCATTGATCTGGGACGAGAAATAAATCAAGAACTGCGAAAGCCCTATTGTGTATTTGCTTATAGTTTCGGATGGAGTGGCCTCAAGATTCCTTGGATCAAATGCGAAAATCTCGTCCATCAACGGCTTGTTCCTCGGCATCTTGAATACCATTAATTCTTCTGCTCTTTTATTTAGATGCTCGTTTATGTTATTCATTACGTCGCCTTTTCATCCTCATTTCTTTCTTCCCAACGAGGTTTTTTGCCAGTGCATAAATAATCTCTGGCTATTATCTTCCCATTCTTTTCTATTATAACCCATTGCCCGAGCATGCCTATCTGTTTACAGGCGAAGGACAAATCACAATATCTCCTATCACCATGCAAAGTCCCGTCTTTCAAAGGAACAAAGTCAGGACAATCCTTGGGCGCATCGTCATCGTGAGGATCTTTTTTGTTTCGATTTAGTATTTCTACCATGTTTTTTCACCTTTTTACTCTGTAAAAGACAATCATCGCACACCATCATAAAATACGGTCTGTAATGAAATGAGTCTTGCGTAGTTTTATCATGAAAATTAAAAGCGGTTTTTACAACATTCATTTGATCTATAGTTTTAAGTTTACCACAATCTCCACACATGAAATGACTACAATCATCTTTTATTCCACATTTATAGGGACCGTCGTAACTTTCTCTCATTTTACATCTCCTTTATAAATCATTTCACCGTCGCCGCATTTCCAGCATCTAACCCCCCGTTCAATAAATTCTAGGTTGCCACAATTTGTGCATATCCAATAATCCGGTTGGATAGCTTTGCCAAGCTCCCTAAAAACCATTCCTAAATGTATAGAAAACATTTTAGACGCTTCTTCGAAAGTCATGATACTAATGCCTCCCAGACTCTTTCTCTAAATTTAGATTTGTCTAGCTCTTGCTCGCTTCTTATCTCGATTAAAACCGCTCCAGTTTCTTCACAATATCTTTTCTTTAAATTATCACGCCTCTTGGACGCTAAAAAACCTTCTTTGTCGCCATGAAAATGTTCTATAAATCTGTCATGCTGTTGTCCCTGCACTTCCACTAAAACGTCTACTTCTTTGATGTAAAAATCAAAAAATAATCGAACGCCTTTGTAATTTATGTAATGCTCCTCAAAAATTAAATTGTGAGGAAAAATCTCTTTCAAAAATTCTTTAGTTTTATTCGCTAATAGGCTCACTTTTTAACCCCAGCATGTTTTTTACGTTACTCCTAATCTCGGTATACAATTCCTCATTTTCCATAAATACGTCTATAAGATTAGCTTTCCCTTGGTATTTTTCCTCTCCATATTTAAACCAGGCTCCAGTCTGTTCTATTAGACCCAAATCTACAGCCAAATCTACTACCTCACTAATAAAATCATACCCATGTCCGTAAATCAAATTAATTTTTGCAGTTCTCCATGGAGCCGCTAACTTATTTTTCACTACCATGAAGTCACTGATGTGTCCAATAACAGTTCCTTCTGAATCTTTAATGCGCGAACTTTTTGATTCTCCGCCTTCTACTTTAATTCTGCCACTTGCATAAAAAGAAAGAGCTTCCCCACCAGTGGGAACCCTGCTATCTCCCCACTTGCCTATGTCGTGTCGAATCTGATTAATAAAAACAAGAAGAGTATTTGTACGATTTGCAACGGGGGTAAGTTTCTGGCAAGCTTTACTCATCAACCTTGCAAGCTGCCCAATATAGTTATTTCCAATGTCTCCTTCAGCCATATCTTTTGGTAGCAAAGCAGAAACACTATCCACCACCAATACATCAAGTTCGCCACTCTTCATAAGTATTTCCGCACTTTCAAGATTATCGTCGCCAGTAAAAGCCTGAACTATAGTAATAACGTCTGGATCTACTCCAACCTCTCTGCCCATATTTCTAACCAGCTTTGGATCTAGTGAATGCTCTGCGTCAATATAAGCTACGTTTAGATTTCTTCTCAAAGCTTGCATACACATACTCAATGCAAGAGTTGATTTACCGCTGCTATTAGGTCCATATATCTCGTGAAGCCGCCCCCTTGCCATGCCTCCAACACCTAAAGCAGCATCCAACGCCAAACACCCTGTTGAAATTGCATCTATTTTTAAGTCTTCATGATCTCCTAAACAACTAATAACGCCTTCCCCATATTTTTTAGTAATAGCTTTTCGTGCTATATCTAAGGAGGTTGCGTTAACCGTTTCCTTTTTCGTAACCATTATTAGCCTCCATCTTTGATAATAGTTTGTCTAACAAACTAGCCTTCTGATCCAGATCTACGTCGTACCCATCTTCGTATTCTTTAATACGTTTTTCGACCTCGTCAGATCTTTGTTTGTATAATTTTTCGTTTAAAATCATGCTCGCTTTTTGAGTTATCCAACCCGCCGAACCTTGTCCAAGTACTCTCAAATCTATGGGCTTTCTAAAGTTGAATTCTTCTGCATGGTTAAATATTATGTCAATTAGTGCCACGCACTCTTGTATAGCGTTAAACCGATTTAGTCCAGTTTTTTCCCTCGACTCAACAAACAGCCGTATAATACGCATTTCTTTTTCCCAGTTGCCTTCTACATGATAAGATTCCCGCTCAGGAAATTTCGTCCATAACCGCATGTAAAAATAGTTGCGTAAATCTTTAAGCGTCACAATTTGGTCGTTAACGAGCAAAGGATCAGATACCCTATACCCAGCATCTATCGCAAGAGTTTTCGCATCCTCGGCGGTTCTGGCGACTCTGAACCCGTTTTTTTCGATAACTTCTATAGCTTTTTCGAGCTGGATTTCATCGGTCGATTTGCCATCGCCAAAAGCATCAAATTGATCTCTATTCATATTATCGCCTCTTTACTATCGTAAGCAACGCGGTATGTTTTGAGTTTTCGGGGGACCTAAAAACAATATAGTTATTTCCCTCTCTAAAATAAATTTCCAACTCCGCGCCAATAAAATCTTTCAAAATAGAATCAAGAAATTCTCCATTAATATCTATATCAATAGACTTACCAAATGGCACGTCAAATTCTTGAATATATTCAACTCTATCATTTTTAAGTTTGAGCGTATTGCCTTCAAACGTAAGAGTTAATCTATTATTATCTTCGGGGTCTAAAACGTCCATTACGGAATGAACACTATCGGTAAAGTCAAGTCTAGGAAAACGCACCGCGCTTTCTAAATCAAACATCGGTCTATAATCAGGATAACTTTCGCCAATAATTAAACTACCAATCATGTAGACGTTATTCGATTTCACATAAACATGACTGCCCTCGAACTTCATAAAAACCTGAGCGTCGTCATCCAGCACGTTTCTAAGAATAGACGCGAAATTATAACTAAAAATATACGACTTTTTAGTGATATCCGCGTTGATTTCCATTTCAAATTCCGCCAATTTAACCCCATTCGTCCCGACAAAAACAATCTTGTTCTCTTCTACGGTAACGCACAGTCCTGTCATAGCTTTTCTTACTTCGGAAGGATTGATACAGTGAAGTACCCTGGCAATGCCTCTTTTCAAAATATTACTATTAACAATAAGTTGAGGATCTTCAAACCCTTTAACAATGGGGTAGGTTTCCGTATTAAATACTTCAAATTTCAATGTTCTGTAGGAGGGTTTTCCTGATTGAAAATGTGTCTTTGTTTTGATAATTCCGACTTCGTCGTCGGCGGTAAAATGAAAATCTTTGGTACCGTAATCTTCAATTAGGGGGATGAATTTCATAATATATCCCTTAATATCTTTAAAACGGAACAAAGCTTTTCCCTTACTTATAATTTCACATTGCTCACTATTTATGCTGATGTTAACGCTGCCATCAGTAGCCTTAAATTTAAGACCGTCGTTGGCTTCTACCATCACCATACTAGTGACGCCTTCCTCGTTGATCCTAACTACATTGGACAAACGAGACATAATATTTTGTAGCTCATCTACAAATATCCTAAATTCCATTTGCCTTCTCCTTTGCTTCTTCTAATTTTCTTTTGACATAATCAGATTTAATGTCTATAATCGCTTTAACTTTATCTTCTCCTACATGGTGAATTATTTGATTCAACATGAGTTGAGTATCTGCTAGTTCTTCTATTAAATTGTCTATAGAATTTTTTCGACCGCGAATAAAATGAGAAATAGCGATAATTAATTCGCCACACTCTTCCTGCGTCATTCGGAGCTGTCTTCTAAGTCCCCAAAAATCCATACAATCATCATATAATTCTAATAGATCTTTCTCGTTTTTCAAGCCGATTCCTATCTCAACAATTTAAAGAAATTAATTTCAAATTCTGCTGATCCTTCTGAATCAGATCCATGCACTATGTTATGTCTTATGTCCGTTGCGAGTTCGTGTCTAATTGTACCTGGTTCGGCTTTTTTGTAATCCGTTGCCCCCATCAATTTTCTATATCTCTTAATGACATCCTCTCCTTCAAGTACCAGCATAACGCACGGACCACTCGACATAAAATCTGTTTGACCCTCAAAAAAATGTTTGCCTTCATGCACTTTATAAAATTCTTTTGCCTGTTCTTTAGTCAATTTTACCATAGCCATGTCAACAATATCAAACCCTTCCAATTCAAGAGAAGTTATGACGTGACCAATCAATCTTCTTTCAACCGCATCAGGTTTAATGATGCCCAAAGTCCTTTCAAGCATTCTTTACTCCTATCTTCTATAGCGTTATCAAACAATCTACTTATAGCGGTGATTAATTCCTTTTTCAGGGTGTCTAAATTTTCGTTTTCTTCGAGGGGTATTTCTAAAACTGGAACTTTTAAAACGGTTCCATCTTCCAATTTCGCGGTCACAAATTTATCGCACGAAATTACATCTGAATCTACAATACCCGTACAAAAAATCAAATGTCCCATTCTTCATCCTCATCTTTTCCATTAATAATTTCCCATGGCGTAGGAATTTCAAAATCTTCTATATCCGTCATTACAGATACTTGATATCCACATGTCATACACCGCCTATATGTTCCTGTGAAAGAAGCAAACTCCTGAAAAGTTGTAAGTTCATCACAATCAGGACAATAGTCTTCTATATAACTAACGGTCATATCGCTTTTTCCTTTCTTGTCTACGCCATCTTTTATCCGGCCAACCACTCATACCATTAATGGAGCCGCAATCACATTTAGTTATATAAACTCCGCAATCTAAGCAATGAACTTCATATCCACCACAATAAGGCGTGCTACAAGGGACATATTCATAATAGTCCGGACTTAAATTTTGGGACAAAGTAAATAAGTGTAGGCATGAAAATTTAAGTCCGGACTATTATGAATATGTCCCTTGTAGCACGCCTTATTGT